GATGTCCTGGGGAAAAGGAAATCCAACCATTTGAACCTACATAAAATTGGGTATATGTTTGTCCAAAGAAACAAAATGTAAATCCAATATTAAATGGACCCTGTTGAGTATCATCACCCATAAACAACTGAGTACCTGTGTTTGCTTGGGCAACATACGGTATGTTAGAAACACCATAATTTGTTGTTTGATTGGGGTTTGTACCTGTACCACATTGGCTTAAATTTGCGGTTAAAGTTGTTGATCCTACACCACAAGGTAATATTTGATCAGGCCCTAAAGCAGGACAATATTGACCATATCCTACAAAGGCCAATAAAAGAAATAAAAATAGTTTTTTCATGGATTTAATATATTGAAAGAAAATAAAAGCCCCAAATTTCTTTGGAGCTTTCATATGTTTTGTTGTTTTGTTCTTAGTAGTTCAAGATGCAGTAGTCAGGTTGTACTGTTACTTGGATATTAACTATACCTCCATCATCATCCCAGTTATAATCACCAAATGTAGCATTAGTAATAACAGCTCCTTTAATGATCCATTCAGAAACGATATCACCTACAGGTCCAATAACGTTAAATGTAAGGTCTTTCTTATAGAAATCTGAGTAACCGTCACGGCCTGTTACTGATTCGTGGCCTAAACGTACCCATTCCATTACTGCTTGTGCACCACTTGGAGTAATTGCATCATATAATGTGAATTGGATAGTATCCCAAACAGTTTTTCCTTTCACATAACGTTGAACGTTAATATGGTTAAGAGGAACTGCGTTTTGTGTTAAAGATACTGCTCCTACTCCTTTTACTAAATATGATGGAACACCGTCCATATAAAGAATAAAACGGTTTGTTTGTTTAGGTTCAAACGCTGTAAAAAATATTTCGTTTGGATTTAAAATTGCCATTTGTTTTCTATTTTTATTTATTATAAATATCTAATTTTTCAATTTTTATCCTGGAAATTCAGCTCCTGTAGGGAGTAAGATGAAATCTAACGAAATGAATTCAGCTGTACGTGTTGGTTGGATATAAATTTGACCGATTAATTGGTTTTGATCAATTACTGCAGGGCCGTTATTTGTATCATCCATAACAACTTTATAAGCGTATAATCCTTGTTTTTGTTGAATTCCTTCTAAGAACGGAGTTACTCTTGCGATAAATGAATTTCTAGTTTGAATTGTATTTTGTTCAAATACTACTGTATCTGCAATTTGTTTAATATATGATTTTAATTCAATCATTAAACGACGTACGTTTACACGATCAAGAGCAGATTGAGATTTCTGTAATGTTTTCTGACCATATACTACTACACCTTGTTGAGGTAGTGTTGCAATAGGGTTAATATTATTTGCATACAACGTGTCACGATTACCTTGTGTCAATTTTAATTCAGCTTGAAGAACTGTATTTAATCCACCGCGGTTTATACCTGCTGGGGCAAACCAAGGAGCAGATACTTTATCGTTAAATGCATACACACCTGGAATTACTGTTGAAGCTGGTACCCATACTTGTTTTCCTGTTCCTGGATCAATAATGCGAACCCAAGGGAAATAAGTTGCAGCATATGAAGTATCACGAGTTTGAGCTTGTGTTACTGCAGAACTAACTGAACTACCATATGTTGCTAAATCCACTACATACATGTTATCACCTCTAGCAATTGTATTAGTGATAATGCTTGTAACTTGAGATGCATGAGTATCATTCAATAAACCCGGAGTAAATAACAAGTTAAACTGATATGCTTCAGCATTACCTAAAAGTGAAATCATATTATTATAACTAGCACCAATTAATCCTTGGGTGTTAGTTGAAATATTATTATATACTGTAATATTGCTATTTGTAGTTCCCGCAGCACTAGTAAATGAACCACCAGCTGAACCACTACCATTTACTGGGATAGAAGCGGTATAAGCAGTTACTGCAATGCCATTTGCATCAAAATAATTTGGTGTTGAGTAACTAACACTTTTAACACGAACATACTGAGACATATTTGGATAACTTCCAGATAGTTCCATTTGATTCGTAGAAGAATTATAGTTTAATATTTGATCACCAATTACTTGAGAAATGTAACGATTTGAGTTAGGATCAAGTGTTAAATTGTTCCATGATTCTAAAACAGTTTTACTATTTTCAGTATCATTACCACGTCTAATTAATATGTTAAATGTACCAGATCCAGTATTTGAATTAGTAATTTCCCAACGAATATTATCAGATGATCCTGAGGTTAAAGATCCAGAAGCTCCAAGCATTCCTGAACCTGAGTTATTCATAATAATACCTTCAGAAATTGTTTCTAGAACAAATGAAGCTGAGGTAAAATAGTTAGGAATTGTAGTACTTTGAGCTGCAGTCCAGTTAATAGATTCAGTTACTACACGAGCAACTAATAATGAAGTTCCTCCGTAATTAAAATAATTGTAAGCGGCAATTGAAGTTAAATAAGAATAAGATTGACCACCACTAATAAAAGTATCTCCAAATTTTGTTACAAAATCTGAATAAGAGGTTACTAATGTTGGTGCTTCAACTGGTCCTTTTACTGTAGGGCCAATGATAGCGGCACCTGCTTGAATAGGTTGTCCAGTTAAATAAGTGTTATCTATTTCGCTAAGTGCTACTCCAGGAGAAACTGTAAAATTTGCCATTGTATTTTTTATTATAAATATCTAAAATTTCCTTAAAATATGTTACTAAGCAGGAAATGTTGCACCAGTAGGTAATATATTAAAGTCAAGTACAATAAATTCAGCTGTTCTAGTAGGTTGTAAATAAATTTGACCCACCATTTGATTGTTATCAACTACTGATGGTGGGTTATTTGATTCATCCATTATTACTTGGAAAGCATTTAATCCTTGTTGTTGTTGAACAGATGCTAAATACGGATTAATGATAGATGTAAAATTACTTCTTGTAATAGCATTATTTTGTTCGAACACAAATGTGTCAGCTACTTGAGAAATGTAATTTTTAAGTTCAATTAATAAACGACGTACGTTAATACGATCTAAAGAACTTTTTTTCTTTTGTAATGTTTTTTGTCCAAATACTACTATACCAGTATTGGGAAATGTAGCAATTGGGTTAATATTTGATTGGTATAATGTATCTCTATTTCCTTGGGTTAATACACGTTCAGCCTGTGTAGCAACGGGAATAATTCCTCTATTAATTCCTGCAGGTGCAAACCATGGTGCTGCTACATTATCATTAAATGCATATACTCCAGGAATCATTGTTGAAGCTGGGACCCAAACTTGATTTGCTGTGTTCGGGTCTACTGTTTTAATCCAAGGCCAATATGTTGCAGCATATGATGTATCGTATCCAGCAGTATTTGTCAAGACTGAATTAATTTGTGTATTGTATTTAGAAGAATCAAATACTACCATCATGTCACCTCTATTTTGGGCAACAGTAATCATTGAAGTAATAGCACTTGATGCTACTCCAGACATATCAGTCATCAATCCAGGTGCAATTAATAAATTATAATTAAACGCATCTTTATTTGCTAATAAAGAAATTGATTGAGTGTATGCACTAGCGGGGATACCTTGAATATTTGTTGCTGAGGTGATGTTTTCGTAAAATTTAGTGTCTCCACCATAAAATAACTTACCAATAGCAGCACCAAAAGAACCACTATCATTTATTGGAATTGAACCGGTATATTCTGATTTTGGATTTCCTACATTATCTAGATAATTTGGTGTAGGTTGATTAACAGATTTAACATAAACATAAGATGAATTATTAATATAACTTCCAGATGTTTGGATATAATATTCACCATTATCTACAGCTACATTTTCAACTTGATTACCAATTATTTTTTCAATATAATTTGGTGAATATGGATCAAGTGATAATGGCCCCCATGTTTCTATAATTGAAGGAAATACTGTACTGTCATTACCTTGACGAAGTAATAATGTAAATGTACCTGAACTAGTATTAGCGTTTGTAATTTGCCATCTAAAATTATCAGCTGATCCTGAAAGTAGAGTACCTACTGAACCTGTAGGGCCTGTACTATTCATAATTTCTCCTTTAGAAATAGTAGCTAATTCAAATGGGCTGGTATTATAAGGAGCACCTGCACTGTGTGCAGAAGCAGAAATAAATGATGAAGTAGCAGAAGTAAATGAACCTGTTACAACACGTGTTACTAAAAGTGAAGGACCACCACTATTAAAATAGTTGC